ACGGAAACAAAATGCCTATGGATGAATTGATAGGTAACGGGTCACTTGTTAAAGTTCAATTTAATGAGTGGGAAACTGAAAACAGATTTGGACATTTCAAAGGTCTTGATTTACAGGGAGTGCAAGTATTAGACTTAATACCTTATAAATCTGGAGACGGAGATGAGTTTGAATCTATTGACGGAGGAGAAGAATTTTGATTGTAACAATTAACAATGAAAATGGTACAATAAGTTATGATGTATCAAAAGTAAAAGACGAAAGTATTAGAACTCAAGCTACTGTTATGATAAATAAAGTAGGTCAACTTGAGGTTTTATTAGAAGCTTTAAACTTTACCAGTTCAACACACAGGGCAAACCTAGAAGCCCTCTTAAAGGATTGTCCTGAATCTCTGGTAGAAGTTGAAGAAGAAGAAGTCGTAGAGGATATAGTTGAAACACCGACAGAAGACGGTGGAGCAACAGATTCAAAAGACTAATTCGTATCTCCAAGTGAGAGGTTAGCGTAAAAGAGGATAGCTATTAAAGTATAAATCCTGCATGATTGCTTCCGACAATCATATGAACAACGCCTCTCCATTTTAATTCAACGAGGGTAAATTATGCAAAACACATTTGTAAAATATCACTTGCCTTGTAAACAATGTGGCAGTAGTGACGCAGTATCAGTAAACAAAGACGGTTCAGCTAAATGTTTTAGTTGTAATCATTTCTATTCAAATTATGAGGGTAATATAACAGCAATGGAAAACTATAAAAAAGAAAATGTAAATGTACATGGAGGTATGTTTGCTAAATTAACAGATAGAGGTATCTCAAAAGAAACAGCAGAAAAGTTTGGAGTTAAAGTTGTATATGATTCAGCAGGTCAGTTAGCACAACATTTATATCCTTTCTATATTAACAATGAACATTGTGCTACAAAGACTAGGTATATAAAAGATAAAAGATTTGCATTCAATGGCACATTATCTGGCACAGGATTATTTGGACAAAATTTATTTAAAGAAGGTGGTAAGTATTTAACTATTGTAGAAGGGGAGTGTGACGCAATGGCTGCCTACGAACTTTTAGGAAGTAAGTGGGCAGTTGTGTCAATTAAAAGAGGAGCTGCTTCAGCAGTTAAAGATGTCAAAGAAAGTTTAGAATATGTAGAAAGTTTTGACAATATTGTTTTATGTTTTGACAAAGATAAACAAGGACAAGAGGCAGCACAAAAAGTAGCTACCATTTTAAAACCCGGGAAAGCAAAGATAGTAACACTACCAAATGGGTATAAAGATTCTAATGATATGCTTAAACAAGGTAAACATTCAGAGTTTACTAGAGCTTGGTGGGACGCTAAAGTATATACGCCTAGTGGTATTATACAAGTATCTGATAAAAAAGAATCTTATTTAAATAGAAAAAAGAAAGAAAGTATACCTTTTCCTTGGGAAGGATTAAACAAAAAGTTATATGGTTTAAGACAAGGGGAGCTTGTAACTCTTACTGGTGGCACAGGACTAGGTAAGTCTAGTGTCACTAGAGAGTTAGAACATTGGCTCATAAATCAAACACAAGACAATGTAGGTGTAATTGCATTAGAAGAAGATTGGAAAAGAACAGTAGACGGAATACTTTCCATTGAAGCTAATGCAAGATTATATATTGACCAAGAGAGAGAAAAGTTTGACAAAGACACTATCATGCAAATGTTTGATAAAGTATTTGAAGAAGACAGAGTATTCATTCATGCACACTTTGGCACTAACGAGATAGATGACATCTTTGCAAAGCTTAGATATCTTATAGTTGGTTGTGATTGTAAGTGGGTAGTGGTAGACCATTTACATATGCTTGTTAGTGCTGTGCATGAGGGAGATGAACGAAGAGCTATTGATTCTATCATGACTAGACTTCGTAGCTTGGTTGAAGAAACAGGAGCAGGATTAATACTTGTATCACATTTAAGAAGAGTTGACGGAAATAAAGGACATGAGAATGGTGTAGAAGTTTCTCTCTCACATCTTCGTGGGTCAAATAGTATTGGACAATTAAGTGATTGTGTGATAGCATTAGAAAGAAATCAACAATCAGAAGATGAATTAGAAGCTAGAACAACTAAACTTCGTGTATTAAAATCTAGATACACAGGGGATGTAGGCATGGCAAGTTCATTAGTTTATGATAAAGACACAGGTAGATTATCTGAAGATGATGTGTCAGAATTTGAGGTAAAAAATAATGAAGCTAGTATTTGATATTGAAACAGACGGACTGTATCAAGATAGTAAAAACATCTGGTGTATGGTAGCTATCGATGAAGACGATAACTCTTACTCATTTAAACAAGATGAAATTGATAAAGGTATAGAATTATTAAAGTCAGCAGATGTAATAATAGGACACAATATTATTGGGTTTGATGTCCCTGTAATTAAAAAATTAACTGGTGTTGATTTATACCAACATACAAAAATATTAGATACTTTAACTTTATCTAGATTATTTCATCCAACAAGAGAAGGAGGTCATAGTTTAGAGAAGTGGGGTTACAAATTAAATTATCACAAAGCTGAACAGCCTGAGTTTGATTGTTATTCTGATGATATGTTAGACTATTGTTTACGAGATGTTAAATTAAATAAATTAGTTTTAAATCATTTACGAAAAGAAAGCGTAGGTTTTTCTAAAGAGTGTATTGAATTAGAACATCAAGTCTGTAGAATACTACAACAACAATATGAAAATGGTTTTGTGTTTGATGAAAAGAATGCAATGTTATTATTAAGTTCTTTAAATAAAAGAAAGGCAGAAGTAGAAGATGAAGTTCATGCTACATTCAAGCCTAAATGGGTAGATGTAAAAGAAGTTATACCTAAATTAAAAAAAGACGGTAAACTTTCTAAGTCAGGACTTACTAACATAGAATATGAAGAAAGAGTATTTACAAATGATACTACTCCTTTCATGAGAAAAGAACTTAAAGAATTTAATTTAGGTTCAAGACAGCAGATAGGAGAGTACTTAAAAGACTTTGGTTGGAAACCTAATAGATTTACACCAACTGGACAACCAATAGTAGATGAAGGAACATTAAATAAGATAACTCATATTCACGAAGCTCAATTAATAGCTGAATATCTTTTATTACAAAAGAGAGCAGCACAAGTAGAATCATGGATAGATGCTTGTCATGAAGATAATAAAGTTCATGGTAGTATTATTTCTACTGGTGCAATTACTGGTAGAATGACACATAGAAATCCTAACATGGCTCAAGTCCCTGCTGTTTACAGTCCTTATGGTTTAGAATGTAGAGCTTGTTGGACTGTTCCAGAAGGATATAAACTTGTAGGTATAGATGCAAGTGGATTAGAATTAAGAATGTTAGCACACTATATGGCTGACAAGGAGTATATAAATGAAATTATCAACGGAGATATTCACACAACTAACCAAAAATTTGCTGGACTTAAATCAAGAGATGAGGCAAAGACTTTCATCTATGCCCTCATATACGGAGCAGGAGATGAAAAAATTGGAAAGATTATTAGTGGAAACAAACAAACAGGTAGAAAGTTGCGAGAACGCTTTCTTAGTAGTTTACCAGCACTTAAGTCTCTTAAACAACGAGTTGAAAGAGCAGCTAAAAAAGACTATTTAAGAGGCTTAGACGGAAGAAAGATATATGTAAGACATAGACATGCTTCTTTAAATACTTTATTACAAGGAGGAGGAGCAATAGTAATGAAAAAAGCTATGTGTATCTTACAAGATTTAATAAACTTAAATACTTTTGATGCTAAGTTTGTAGCAAATATTCATGATGAATGGCAGTTACAAGTTAAAGAATCACAAGCAGATTGTGTAGGCAGATTAGGTGTTTCAAGTATTAGAAATGCAGGACTTCATTTTAATATGAGATGTCCATTAACAGGTGAATATAAAATAGGAGGTAATTGGAGTGAGACCCATTAAGAAAGATAGAAAAAAGTTTGACATAGATTTACAGTATGGTAAAATAAGGGAAGACAAAATAGCAGATATGATGACTGATAAAAAAATAGAAGTCAAATCTGAAAGAGGTATGTGGATGAAGACTGGTAACATATGTATTGAATATGAATCATATGGAAAACCTTCCGGTATTATAACAACAGAAGCTGATTATTGGTTTCATAATCTTTGTATTGGAGACAATATATTTTGTACTTTTATCTTTGATGTACCAAAGTTAAAACAATTAATAGATAAATTAGACTTTAAAAAATCTGTTAGTGGTGGAGACCATAAAGCAAGTCGTATGTGGTTAGTTAATATACAAAAATTATTTACATCAGATGTGTATAAAACATTTGAGGATTTAGAAGATGACAATAAAAAGTAATTACAAATCAGAAGCAGGTCATTGGTATGACCATGACGGAGAGCCTATGTATACTATCATAGGTGCTAATGGTAAAGAAAGAAATACTACTTTAAGAGATGCTAAAAGTATAGGACTTGTTCCTTCCGTTACTACTATTATAGGTATAGCAGCTAAACCTTCTTTAGAAAATTGGAAAATCACACAAGCATTAGAAGCATCTTTAAATTTAAATAAAGATGACCCTGATTACATAAACAAGTGTAAGTATGCAGGTAGAGAAGTAGGTATGAAAGCTGCTAAGAGAGGAACAAAAATACACGCCCAAATTGAAAAAGGATTTTTAGGTAAAGGAACAAGCAAACCTTACAAAGTTATTAAGTCTTGGTTAGATGAAACTTTTCCTAATGAAGAATGGATAGCAGAAGCTTCTTTCTGTGCTGATGAAGGATATGGTGGTAAGATAGATTTGTATTCTAAATCTGGAATTTTTATTGACTTTAAAACAAAAGATAATCTTGAAGGTAAAGACCCTTCCCGTTTAGTTTATGATGAACATGGTATGCAACTTTCAGCTTACGCACAAGGTTGTAATATAGAAGAACCTGAAAGAGTATCTATTTTTGTAGACAGAGAAGATACTACTTTAGTGTTACCTCATATTTGGGACAATGAATCACACTACAAACACAAAGAAATGTTTAACAGCTTACTAAACTATTGGAAGCTTGTTAAAAATTATGACTCAACAATATTATGAATGGAAAAAAAGCAAAACAAATAAGAAAAAAATCTTTATTTATTTTAGTTGACTGGATAAAAACTTTAGTGCCACCAGAGGAAGCTAAAAAATTAACAGTTCAAGATGCATATAAATTAATGCCCCAACAAACTCATGTTTTTGCAAACAGAAAGTTAATGTTGTCTGCATTTTCTTTGAAATGGATAATTAAAAAAATTAAAAGATTAATAAAAACAAAAGAATTAAAAGAAATTACATTAAAGGATTTAACATGAATGAATTAGAAGAAGCAAAAAAAGCATTACAATTAGCACTAATAGAATTAGGTTCTTTACTTAAACAGCCAAATGAAAGTATCGATACAATACCTAATGAATTACTAGCAGAATTATCTATTGTTTTACAATTAGAGCTTGACAGTAGAAACTTAAGAATATATAATTAATAGAGTACAATGAAATATAAATTTAATGAAGATAAATTATTAGTAGAATTAAAAAAATATATATACGATACATATGGACAACACTATGCTTCAGATAAGTATCAAGCAACAGATGTAATTGTAGATGCAGGACATGGAGAAGGTTTTTGTATTGGAAACATTATGAAGTATGCAAAAAGATATGGAAACAAAGAAGGTAAGAATAAAAAAGATTTATTAAAAATGTTACACTATGGTATTATTATGTTAAACATACATGACTTGGAGAATAAATAATGGTTGATGACAAAATAGGAACTAAGCCTTACTTAGGAATTGAAATAGACTACGATAAAGAAAAAGAGTTTGATAAGTTTAGTCTAGATACACTCAAAGATAGATATTTTTGGGAAGGAGAAACACATGCACAAGAAGCGTTCGCAAGAGCCTCGGTCTTCGGGGCTACTTTCAAAGGGGAGACAGATTTTGAACTGGCTCAAAGACTTTACAACTACAGTTCCTCTCGTTGGTTCATGTTTAGCACTCCTATTCTTAGTAACGGGGGAACGAGTCGTGGGTTACCTATCTCTTGTTTCCTTAATTATGTTCCTGACAGTCGCCACGGTTTATCTAATCACTACGATGAAAACATTTGGTTGGCAAGTTCAGGTGGAGGCATTGGTGGATATTGGGGCGATATTAGGAGCAACGGTATTTCTACTACTCATGGCAGTCGTTCTACTGGTTCAATTCCATTCATGCATGTTGTAGATTCTCAGATGTTAGCCTTTAATCAAGGCACTACAAGACGAGGAAGTTATGCAGCATACATGGATGTAAGTCATCCAGAGATTGAAGAGTTTATAAATATGCGTAAAGAATCTGGTGGAGATATTAATCGTAAATGTCTTAACTTACACAATGGTATTAATATAACAAATGCATTTTTAGATGCAATAAAAAATGATGAAGACTGGAGATTGATTGACCCTAAAACTAATGAAGCTGTAAAGGTTATCAATGCTAGAGATTTATGGTGGCAGATTATACATGCTAGAGCAGAGACAGGCGAACCTTACATGATTAATATTGATACATGTAATAAAACTTTACCTAAAGAACAAAAAGATTTAGGATTAAAAATTAGACAAAGTAATTTATGTTCTGAAATAACTCTACCAACTGATGAAGAAAGGACTGCAGTATGTTGCTTGTCTTCAGTTAATTTAGAACACTTTGATAAATGGTCAAAAGATGATAACTTTATATCAGATTTAATAACAATGCTTGACAATGTCATAGAGCATTACATAGAAAACGCAATAGATACATCACAGTTAGGAGGATATAATGCAAATTTTAAACGCTTTCAAAAATATGTTAGAGAAGGCAAAGAGGGATATACTAAATCTGCCTATTCGGCATATAGAGAAAGGAGTCTCGGCTTGGGTGCGATGGGGTTTCACGCTTATTTACAGTCTAGGGGAATACCTTTTGAAGGTATATTCGCAACTGGTTTTAATCATAAAGCATTCACCTTTATTAAAGCAAGAGCTATGGCAGCAAGTAAAGAGTTGGCTAGGGAAAGGGGTGAAGCTCCTGACATCCATGGTTCAGGTAAGCGAAATGCTAATCTCCTTGCTGTTGCTCCTAATGCTAGTAGTGGCATTATATGTAGTGGCACTTCCCCTTCTATTGAGCCTTATAGGGCTAATTGCTATACCCACAAAACTTTATCAGGCAGCTATCAAGTTAAAAACAAATTTCTTGAAAAAGTTTTAAAATCTAAAAGTTTAAAAGTTAAAGAGTTAGAAAATATTTGGAAAGATATTGCAGCT